CTTCAATGGACTTTCTGACCCTACCATTAACACCTATTCGGGTTCAGTGACGTATGAAACGCTTCAAGACTCGCAACTCGCTTTACTCATCGACCAACAAAAGTATTTCGCATTTAAGGTCGATGACATCGAAAGAGCGCAAGAAAACATCGACAAAAAAGGTTCCCAAGCAGAACGCGCTGCTTATAAACTGCGTGAAACGTGCGATACGTATTTGATGGGACTTTACACGCAAGCGAATCACACTGTCACCGATGGTACGCTCGATTCGGCAACGATTCTTTCTGCTTGTTCAGCGGTACAACAAAAACTAGCAGAACAAAACGTACCTGAAACCGATATGTGGATGGTCATTCCCCCTTGGGTGCGAATTAAACTGCAATTAGCAGGCGTGAAATTCCAGATCAATAACGGCATCAATGGCACTGGCGGACTCGCTTGGACCAAAGAACTTGGTTTTGATATTTATGTGACGAATCAAGTCATCAACGTCGGTACGGTGGCGACTCCACAAAGTAAATGCATGGCAGGAAGCTATTCTTCGATTGCCTTTGCACAACAGATCATGGACACTGAAATGATTCGTTTGGAAACTCAATTTGCCGATGCGGTGCGCGGATTACATGTGTACGGTGCCAAAGTTGTAAGACCTGATTTGCTCGTGCTTGCAGACTTCACATACGCCGCCGAAACTACGATTTAATTTTAATTTAAGGAGGAAGTTCACATGACAGTTACAGTAACGAATACAACACTGACTGCATTTAACACCGAAGTCGTATTGACCAACAATCCAGCGACTTCAACCGTTGCAGATGCAACACAAGTATTTAACATCACACCAACCAAAGCCGATTATAAAGTGTTGATCGAAATTGTGAACGGTCCAACACATGGTGCTGTCGCTTGGAGTATCGCTGCGGGCGATTATTGGGCAGCAGGAAGCACTAAAACAGGCTCTGTGGCACAAGCTACAACCGAAGTGATCATGTTAGAAGGTGCGAAGTACAAAACACAAGCAGGTGTCATTGCCATTACACTGACTCCAGCAAGCGGTAAAAGATTATTAACGGATCATGCGGCGGCGGTCAATTGCATCCAAATCGTTTAAATGTAAAAGGGGCAGGGTGACCTGCCCTTTTTTTAGTTCAAAGGAGGGGAAAGAATGAAACTAAGAACATTTTTCGGCGAGCCGAATTTACTCGTGCGGTTTCAACCGCCCATCGGCAACATTCAGCATGTGCGTTTTAACGAAAAAGGCGAATTTACCACAGGAAATGAACGCGTGATTCAGCGATTTATGCATAGATTTGACTCTGTTCCCGTCAACGAAGAAATCTCAACCCCCGAAGAAAGAACGTTTGCTTGTAAACAATGTGTTGAAACGTTTGAAACCAAATCCGAGCTTTTATCTCATTACCGCAAAACTCATCCGGCCGCGCCAAAGAGCGGCACTTAACATTCGCGCCAAAAACCAGCACTTAAGGAGTGATTCATTTGTCTACTTATATTCAACCGACCATGCCCGCAGGAGTAAGATTTACGACCCAAACCGTTACAATCGCAAACGGTGCATCCCTTTCAAATGAAGTCGATCTAGAAACCAAAACGTTAATCGCTATCGACATGCCAGCATCATGGACAGCGGCCAACTTGACTCTACAAGCCAGCGTCGACAACTCCACTTGGGACAACGTGTTTGACTCTCTCGGCACAGAGGTGACCATCACAGCTGCGGCGAGCAGATTCATCTTACTCAACCCTGCCGACTTTGTCTCCGTGCGCTACCTCAAAGTACGTAGTGGCACATCAGGGACACCTGTCAACCAAGGTGGAGCGAGGACAATCACACTTATCGTGAGGGCGATATGAGTCTACTTTTACTACGGAAAAGGTTTAACCCTCGGAGCCTACCCAACCTCCAACTCTGGCTACCTGCCGACCGTATCAACCAAGCCAACAACACAGCAGTAGCAACATGGGCAGACCAAAGCGGAAACGGCTATGACGCGACACAAGCCACCACAGCGGCGAGACCGACTTATATAGCGAGTGGGTTCAATGGGTTACCTGTGGTGAGGTTTGATGGGACGGATGACCATTTAGGATTAAGCGGCGGGGCATTAGGATTATTAAAAAATGTAGCAGGAGCAACAATTTTTGTAGCGGTCAAATATTCAGCAACCGCAGTAAATGCTCCATCCTTTTTTGCATCAAGAAATAGTACGTCAACTAGTGTAAGAATTTTAATACGTACGTCAACATCTCCAAAATACAATATGCAAGCGACAAGATTAGACGCAGACACCGCGATAAATATGAATTCAGTTCAAGCGACTAACACCAATAGTGTTGTCATCCAGACAGCAAAAGCAGATTATTCAAATGCGACTTTAGAGCAATTTATCAACGGGACACTTGACGGGTCAACTACTTTCGCGACATCAGGTAATACAGAAAACGCGGATTCATTAGCAATTTTCTTGGGCAGAGTTTCCGCGACTTATTTAACAGGCGACATCGCCGAAATCATCGTCTACAATCGCGCACTAAACACAAGCGAGCTTGCACAAGTCCACAGATACCTTGCGAGAAAGTGGGGGATAGCCCTTGCGTAAAGTGATAGTGATACCCAAGGCAGATAGAGACAGCGCGAACACATTCTGCAACTCCATCGGCGCAGAGGGTGAGACGTTTACGGTCAAGTTATACACAGGCGGAACACACACACACTTTATTTGCAATTGGCTAGTCAGCGATGCAGAAGCGGCGGAGATAGATAGTTATTTTGCGCTAGTGTTTGATGATGCCCAAACGGCAAAAACGAGTTTAGGACTGACTTTTAAAACGATTGAAGGTGATTAAGTGGCGACTACGGCACAACAAGTCTTTGATTGGACTATGGATTTAATTGATGAACGTTTAAACACGGGACTCATTAGCGCATCGGACACCATCTCTTACAATGTGAAGTCTCCTGGCATTTTGACGTTACTGCAAACGGAGCTCATTAAACAAGGCGATGTGTATAGTACCTACTCGATCTCGAATTATCCTGTAAACAATCTGTTAGGACAGCGATCAAACTTTGATATTCGACCGTTTGAAGGTACAGAGTTAACCTTTGTCGCCGACGGATCCGCAAAAGCATATTACTTTGAAGTAGACGATGATGCGACCGTGTATGTCGAAGATTTTAACGGCGCTTGGAACACTCTGCAAACGGTAAATGCCGCACCAACAGCGAGTGGTTTTACTGCTTATAAAGGCATCGTCACACCTTCTAGCGGGGCGTATAAAAGCCGATTAAGGTTTGGTGGAACGTACTATTATCGAACCGTGAATCGAGCTTTATTTGGCGTTTCTTTCGCGTCAGCGAGTGATGTGCCTGATTACAGAGCATGGATATTAAAGCAAATGCCCTCTGACTTTAAGAGTGTAGATGAGATTATTCAAGAAAGTGTTGATGAATACGCGATTAATGCTTCTTACAAGTGGGAAGGCAAAAGAGATTTGTATATGGATTATTACTTTCAAGGCAATTTAAGAATCGTGTATCGACCGATTCCCGCAGTCATCACCGCATTAAGTGACACCCTTGTGTTAGATGATGTCACGGCGCGGATGGTGCTTCCGTTTGGGTTAGCCGCTCACTTGATGTTAGAAGAAAATGCGGCGACGGCGTCTTATTTTAATCAGCGATATGAAGAGTTAAAAAGGCAAGCCACGAAAGGTCCACCCTCACCCACAGAAAAGATTACAGATTTGTATGGGGGGTTATAAATGGCACAGGTCATTGTCCCTAGAGAACTGAAACCAACACAGATTGAAAAGTTTCTTGGACTCAATCAAGATACTTCAGGAGAAACCGAACTTCGTTTAGGCGAAAGCCCTGATATGGTCAATTTTAGGTTGACTGAAAATTATAAGCTAAAAAAAAGAAATGGATATACTCAGCAGTTTTCCTCGATTGGATCTCACACGGTGCAGGGGATGTGGTACGGGAAAATATCAGGCGCGTTTTATTTTTTGTTTGCTGCCAACAGTGCGGTCTGGCTAAAACAGTCGATTCAAGGCACAGGGTATAACACGCTTGACACGTCAACTTACACGAATGTCGATGTGGTGAAAACAACCGCGCTGATCGGGATTGCAGGAACGACCGCAGTCGATGCCGCAACGATTGTAAACAATTCAAGCGGAACAACTCTGACTGAAGTCGCTCAAGCGAACATCGACCTTGTCGCAAGCGTTGGGAAATATTATTACCACACCGACAACACACTCTGGTTTATTGTCGCAAAAGGCGCTTATGCCTCGATTGCCGCCGCACGAACAGCTTTAGGAACGGCGATCGCTTATGTGAAATTAGGTACACTCACGAACGCCAAGACTTCGTTCTTCGCGTTTAACAACAAAGTGTATCTATTAAACGGAACAGATTATAAGTCCTGGGATGGAACAACCTTCGGCGATGTAGCAGGATATATTCCTATTGTCGCAACAGCCACTCCACCTGCGGGTGGCGGAACAAGTAACGAAACGATTAATTTACTGACAGGAAAAAAAAGACAACTATTTAGCGGAAATAATAGCTCAAAAGATTATTATCTAGCCGAAACGGCATTGACTAGCGTGGATGTTGTGAAAGTAGGGGGTGTAGTGCAAACCTCTCCAACTAACTACAGTGTGAACTTAACGACCGGTGTCGTGACGTTTGTTCATGCCCCTGCTACTGGAGTGAACAATGTCGATATTCAGTGGACTAAAGGAAGTGGCAGTCGAACTGAAATTACAGCGAATAAATTTGCGATGTTTTTCGGTGGAAAGAATGACACACGTATTTTTGTCTATGGAGATGGGAGTAACCGCTATTACTATACAGGGTTAGCGGATGGGGTACCAAGTGCGGAATATTTCCCTGCACTGAATTACCGGGAAGTCGGAAGTGACGAGTTTGCGGTAACCGATATTGTTCGTCAATATGACCGACAAATTATCTACACGAATGGGAACGAAGCCTATTACTCGTACTACGACACGATTACGGTAAGTGGGAATGTTATTCCTGATTTCCCAACATTTCCTTTAAACCAAACGGTTGGCAATGTCGCTTATGGACAATGTCAGATTATTCAAAATAATCCATTTTCGATTCAAAATGGAGTTTATGAATGGGTCGCAACAAATGTCAGAGATGAACGCAATGCTGTCTACAAATCGAAGCGTGTGCAAACGTCGTTAGAACTTGTGGATCTCACGCAAGCGCTCACGATTGATTTTGAGATTCAAAAAGAGTATTGGCTCACAATCACGAACAAAGTTTGGATTTATAACTATCAGCTTGATGCGTGGGTGTATTTTGAACTGCAAGACACACCAAGCTGTTACTTAATTGTAGATGATGAGCTCTACTTTGGCACAACGAATGGCACGATTATGAAATTTTCTTCTTCTGCACTGACTGACCAAGGCACCGCGATTGATGCTAGGTGGGAAATGAACTTTTACAACTTTGAAGTGGATTATTTGCGTAAATATTTAAACGATATGTGGATCTCGATTAAACCTGAATCTTACACGAGTGTAGATGTGACGTATCAGACCGATTTAGCTGTATTGACGACACCTTTTGTCGCGCAGTTTATTTTGTCTACGTTTTTAAGCATGAACTTCTCAAGTTTTAGCTTTTTAACGAACTATAACCCGCAGCCTTTTCGCTTTAAGATTCGCGCAAAAAAATTCGTTTACTTTAAGCTCATTTGTGAGAATGATGAAACGAACGAAACATTAACGATTCTTTCCATCACACTTCCTGCTCGCATGGGAAGCAAAGTCAAATAAGGAGGACCAATTATGGCGATTACTCCCATTAGTACGAACATGGCGATTATTCAAGCGTTAGCGGACCTGCCGAATGCTACAGGTGGTTTAAGCGCATCGCAGTTAAAAGCGAAGTTTGATGAAGGCGGCGAAGCACTTAAAACGTATATCAATAACACGCTCATTCCTGCCCTTGCAGCCACCACAAACGGCTCTAGCGGTGCTGACCAAATTGGGGCGACCCAAGTGTTAGCTGGTAGCGGCACGACCGTACAAGACATCCTAGAATGGCTCTATACGCAAGTGACAAATGTAACACTCGGACAAATTCCAGACGGCTCACTCACTGACGTGAAACTCAGTAATGCTGCAGGGCAAATTAAAGCAACTGCACTTCTTAAAACAGGCGACACAATGACGGGGGCACTCACTCTTAGCGGTAGTCCTTCAGGAACAAACGAAGCGGCAACCAAAGGATATGTCGATACGGCCGTTGCTGGCGTTGATTTATCTTCACGCGTAGCGAAAGCTGGCGACACGATGACAGGAGCCTTAACAATGCCAGCAGGGACGGCGGCGGCTCCAACAATCAAAGACGTGAACGACACGGACACGGGTATCTTTTTTCCATCGGCGGGGAAATTCGGCATTTCGACCAATGGATCGTCGCGTCTTGAGGTAGATACGGCAGGGATTGTCACCATCGGGGGAACGAATGTTGGCGCAAAACTTCTTAGTTTTACAAGTCCAAACGGGGGTATTACCAACACCGCTTATCAAAATATAGTTAGTTTTATCTGGAACTCTGCTTACGGAACGAATTGCACCATTTACTTTGAAGTGAATGGATATGGAACGCAAAATGGAAGCACCGCATCGTTTGAACTGTATAACACGACCGATGCGACACAAGTCGTAGAAGTCACAACGACAGCTACTGCTCTTACAACCATGATGACTTCATCTGCCATTTCTTTAACAAACGGTAAAACCTACACGATTCGTGCTAAACATGCCGTAGGTGGACAAACGGCAGTTTTGAATTGTGGATACTTAAAAATTGTTTAAGGAGGTTTCTCATGACTCGTTATTTTGTATCTATTGATGAAAACGGAAAACCGCTAAACGGTTCAACGACAAGAGATGACCAAGTTCATGAATTTTATGCGTATGAAGTGACGGAAGAAATCTGGAACAATCAGGGGAATTATCAATTTATTGACCGAGAATGGGTAAAAATTGAACAGTAAGGAGTGAACACAATGGCTGTTGTTCAAAATCCGAATGAATTAGGTTATCGCAAAACAATTGAAGATGAAATTCGTCGTAAAGCGATGTTAGGAGACCCACTTGCTACAAAAGATCCAAACAATCAAAAGATTTATGATCAGTATCGCAAACAGTTCGATACTGAAATTCAACGAAAAGCACTCAAAGGCGAGGCATTAACAAACCCGAATGCTTATAATCAGGCGATGTATGACAAGTTTGTCGCAGACAACATAACGAATACAACGACCAACACGAATACAGATAACAATCAAGTCGGCGACGTAGGTAAAAGTGATAATACACAAACGAATACAGGAACAACTACACAAACTGCTACACAAACACCACAAAACTATATCGAAGGACTGACTAAAGCGAAAAGAGACGCTCAAATAGCCTCTCTTTCACAAAGTCGCGATCAAGCATTATCAAACTTACAAGGCGAAAAAGAAGGCATCGCACCGAAGTATTATGATGCTAGAAATCAACTAGCGGCTAGATCGCAACAAGACGCACGCAATTTCGCTGAGTATATGGCGGCTAGGGGCGGCACAACATCAGGGGCTAATGCACAAGCTACACTGATGAACAACATGTCTCTACAGGGTAATTTAGGCGATTTAGGGCGACAAGAAACACAAGCTTTCGGGGATATTGCAAGAAGAGAAAGTGACGTGCGTAATCAGTATCTAAATAACTTGAATCAAGCGGAAGCTGGCATCCTTAGCGACCGCATGAACTTACTGTTAAATGACTATTACCGCGCACAAGAACGCGGTGACAGACTCACGCAACAAGCGATTCAAAATGAATTTGCACGCGCAGGATTAACCGGATTTTTAGGGGATCAGCGTACACTCGCAGGACAAGGATTTGACCGCGGAGTATTAGAAAGTGACCGCTCATATGACCGCGGAGTGCTAGAAAGTGATCGCTCAAACGATAATTGGAATAGACAGTTCATGGCAGACATCACAGGCACTTATGTCGATGCTGATGGTGTGGTTCGTCAAACGACAGCGGAACAACAAAGGCAATTAGCACAGCTTTGGGCACTCGCTGACCAGACGGGTGTCATAGGCGCACAATTAGGTGAAATTTACGGACTTCCTGCAAATACACCGACCATGTCAGGAAAACAATTTATACTCAATGAGAAGCAAACCAATGCGAATATTGCTAATGCTAATTCCAGACTCGCACTTGACCAGCAACAAACGAATCAAAGTATCGCCAATGCTCAAACTTCACAAAATCAAGACAACATCAATACTCTCCTAAACATCTGGGAAATGTCAGGCGTCGCACCCAAAGGATTAGAAGCATATGGCGTACCTGAAGGAACAGCGTATAACAAACAAACAAGCTCAAGTGTAAGCTCAGGAGCAACAAGTACAGTAGATGCAAGAACATCAAATACAAACAAAGTGAAACTGAAAAATAATCTTGAAAATGGTGAATGGCTAGAAAAAGAAATAAATAAAGCTAGATCAGATACAGGAAATCCTGATTTGACTAAATTAGAAGTCGCAGAGATGATTTTAACAATTTCTAGTGATCAATTAAGCGATAAGGATTACAACGAACTGTATCAGTATATTTATGAAACATTTGGAGATGATTAAAAATGGCTATTGATTTAGACAACATAGACTATTCTCAATTTAAAAAATCAAAAAACAAAACATTAGATTTAGACAACATAGACTATTCTCAATTTAAAAAATCACCAGCACCAGCGCCAACACCAACACCAGCGCCAACACCAGCACCAGCGCCAGCCGCTACTTCTGTGATGGTTGAAGAACCTGCACCGAAACAACGAGGTTTTTTAAATAGTGTCGAAAATATTCCTGTGTTAGGTCCTATTGTAAAAAGAGAAAAAGACTACTTCAATGCTTTGAGTGATTTTGTAGGTAATGTAAGAGAGATCCCGGGATTGGTAAAAGAGCTTCCGGGAATGGTCCGAGATGTATTCACTTTAAGCCCACAGGAAAAACAGCAACGAATGGAACAAAATCCCGTTTATCGTGCTGTGACTCAAGATCCACTCAATCTTGAAACCAACATGAGACCGTTTCGCAACTTCGTCGATTCGGCAACATTCGGCTTACCAACCGCAGCAAACAATCTTGTTTATCGAGCGACGGGACTTCCTTCTGCTTCGCCAGACCGACCCAAGTATCGACCTGATAGCGCAGAAGCAATAGCTTTCACTGAGAAAGATCCGCAAAATAAATTATTAAAAGGCGCAAAGGACATTATTGTAGACCCTCTCTCACTTACATTCAGAAACCCTGACCGACTCGGAGAATTTGGTGGATACTTTGTTCCCGGTGTCGCGATTGAGAGTGCGTTAACTCGCGGAGCAAAAGGTGCACTTGAAACATTACCTAAATTCGCACAAAGGGGAATCACAGGAGCGGCGGCAGGACTCACCGATGCAACTTTACAAGAAGCAGGAGATGTGGCGTTCCGTGGACAGCCTTTTGACCCACTTAATCCTTATTTAGGGGCGGCATTAGGCGGAGGGCTTAACATTGGATTAGGCGCCGCAGGAGACGCCATAGGTGCCTCTGCAAGAGGTTTAAGAAGGCCGCAAACAACCGTACCAGCAAAACCTAGTAATCCTACAGCTCCAACAGTAGAAAATGCTTCGCGGTTAAGACAAGAGCGCATTGAAAAACTAGAAGATGATTACAAACAATTTTTTGATAAATTTAGCTCAGATATAGATCTTCATGAATACTTAATTAAACAAAGAGGTTGGACAAGAAACGATTTTGCATTATTAGGTTATACAGATCAACAGCTTTTAGATCTTGAGGTAGATAAATTTTTACCACCATCTAATAAGCCAGTAACACAGCAACAAACACAAACACCACCTGAAACAACACAACAAACAGTTCCTGAAACAACACCTGAAGTACAACCACCACAACCACAAACTAGAAATACGAGAGTGAATCAAGGTTTAATTGGTCAGGCGAGAGGAAATGCGATTCGGCAAGATATGAAATATGGATTTACAGGATTACCCGTCACCGCAAGAAGAGCAAAGAGAAATTTAGATGAAATCTTAAATGAACAGACTGCACCCGAAACACAAGTACCGCCACAACAAACACAAGTACCGCCACAAACACCTGTAGTCAATCAACAAACGCCGCCACAACAAACACAAACACAAGCACCGCAAGCGAATACGAAGCCACCAAGAACATTAATTACGACGAACAACGATCAAGAAATTAAAATTGAATATGCGTTAGTTGAAGCTGATGATTTAATCGTTTCGAATGACCCAATCTCATTGCGTAAAAATCCGAATTATGACGAAAGTTTACAGCCAAGAGACCGCGAAAAAACAACGTATGAATTGCAGATTCAAAGCATATTAAACCCGAATAAGTTTAATCCCGACCGTTTATCGGATTCTCCGACAACGAGCGAAGGCGCACCGATTGTGTTTAACAATATGGTGGAATCAGGAAACGGCAGAACGATCGCTTTGAAGCGTGGATATATCACCAATAACCCGATTATGCAGGTGTATCGTCAATATTTAAAAGATAATGCCAGCCGATTAGGTTTATCGAGCGATCAAGTGGATTCGATGAGAAACCCAGTATTAGTTCGTGTGCGTCAAACGGATCTAAACACACAAGAGCGAGATTCATATTTAAGAGATTCCAACGTTTCTTCTACCGCAGCATTGGGAGCAACTGAAGAAGCGATGTTAGACAGCCGCTTTATTGATGATTCAGTTGTAAATTTGCTTGATGCCGAAGGAAACATTGACTTTACTTCAGCAAAAAACAGTTCGTTTGTTTCTTCGTTCTTAAGAAAAGTGGTTCCTGCTAATGAATTAAACCGCTTTATTGACAGCGATGGAATGATTAACCAAGCTGGAGTGAATCGTATTCGCAATGCTATTTTTGCGAAAGCCTATGAAAACGAACAAGCGATTGCGAGATTAGCAGAAAGCACCGATGACAATGTCAAAAACATTAGCCAAGCCTTACTAAACTTTTCGCCGCGACTCATGAAGTTGAAGTCCAATATCGCCAACGGAACGATTTATGATGCAGACATTAGCAAAGATTTAGCCGATGCGTTGACCATTTTCTCAGATATGAAGAGAAATAAACAAACAATTGAAAATTATTTTAATCAACAAACGATGTTCGATGACACGAATGATGTGGTAAAATCACTGTTAGTCATATTTGATCAATTAAAGAATAAGAGACAACGCCTGACAACTGTATTAAACACCTACGCAGATGAAATTGAAGCTTACGGCGATCCGAATCAGATGACCTTATTCGGTGATGTTGATATTCCAAGCAAAACAGAACTCTTAGAGGCGGCGATGAAACGTGAACAAACCAGAGATGGAGGAAGTGAAACCGACTTATTTAGCTTTCGGCAAGGTGAGACCAAAGGTGATAGCGGAAATCGAGAGACGTCTGGATCAGTACCTAATGCAGAAGAAAATGCAGTCCCAAACACCAGAGAACCCGAACAACAATCCAGAGAACCTGAAGTAAATCAGCAACGAGCCGAGGATACTGATGAGTATCTGTTTAGTGAACAGCGAAGAATTGAAATCACAAATCGACTGAAGCGAGAGTTTCAAAAGCGTTTAGATCAATATAAAGACATATTTAAAAAAGGAAACATAGATAGAGAAAGCTATGATAAGCTTGTGAAAGGTCAAGGCTTTGCTAATTCTGCTGAGATTCGAGAAGCGATTCAAGGAGACTTACTTATCCCAATTGAAGGTGGACTCACAGGTAAAGAATTAGCAAATAAAATTAAACAGCTAGAAACGAATTATGAGGGTAAAGAAGTCATTGTAAATGGCATGGAAGGTGTCATTGAAAGAAATGTATTCGGTAAAGTTGTTGTTCGGTTTAAAGATGGAAATAAAATGTCTTATGATGCGATGCAAGTAAAACCGAAAGTGAACATTGACGACTTGATTCGCAGTCAAAAAGAAAGAGAAGCCGCAGTATTAGGTAGAAAGAATGAACAGACTGATAAACTACCAGAAAACGAGACGAATCAACGAATTGATGAAAAGTTGAATCAAGAACGAAGAAGTGTCTTAGATACCGCTGATGATTTTTTCAAAAATCAACAAGAAGAAATATTGCGTCGCATAAATGATAGACGGAATCGACTTTCAAGTAACCCGCTTGACGAGTATTTAGATTATGCCCTTTACATGGCGTATGGACTTGCAAGAGGAACGATTAAAGCGGCTGACTTTACTGCTGTGCTTGTGAGAGAGTTTGGCGAAGAATTGCGACCCTATGCACAGCAAATATTTAAGCAAGCGCGTGAAATTGCTTTACGAGAGTTAAAGAATCAACAGAAACCACCTGTTGAACAACCTAAAGAACCACCTAAAATAACTTCAGAACAAAGACAATTACCTAAACAAGATCAGAAGCCGAAGTCACAACCGAAACCAAAAACTCAAAGCCTTTTTGGTGACGAATTTGAAGTTAAAGGTGATGGCACGAAAGAAAGAAAGTTTGTAACTACACTCACAGATTCAGGTAAACTACCGAAAACAGTTAAGGATGATTTATCGTCAAGGTCTACTTCGAGATATAAGCCGATTTCAAATCAAGAGACGTTAGATCTTGCGAATAAGCGGATTCAAGACGATGCGGATGCTGCCGAACGGTATGTGTTAAACGAAAGTGAAGATTACACAGCCGAGAAAGCCGCTACCGGACAACGACTGATTGATCGGTTGAACAAGCTTGGAAATGAAGCGAAAGGTAAAGGTGACACAGCCGAAGCGAACAAGCTTTATACGCGTGCGGCAGATGTGGCCAGCGCCGTAGCGCAAGCTGCGACAAAAGCAGGTCAAGCGATTCAAGCACTTTCTATTTTCAATCGGTTGACTCCAGAAGGCTTATTGATTCATGTATCAAGAACGGTCGATAAAGCAAATCGTCAATTACCTAAAAACCAAAAGCCATTTAAGTTAACCGCGGAAACCGTAGACGACATTCAAAATATCGCGACCACAATGCAGACGATGACGAATGTGCGCGAAATGGCGAAAACGGTTGAAGATGTGTTAGAGCTTGTCAAAAAAGGTGAAACCATATCGAACGAGGAAGCGCAGTTACTCGTTGACTTTGTGAAACAGTCTGAACAACTTATGAAAGAAGCGAAAAAGCCACCTAAAGCCGAAACGCCTAAAGCTGAAAAGCCGCCTAAACCGAACGTGCCGAAAGCGCAATTGCCTAAAGACAAAAAGGTAAGAGAAGCTGTAAGAACGTTTGTGAATGCACAAGCGGATGCAGCAAGAGAAAGACTCAGGGCAAGAGGAATACAGGTTAGCTCGATGCCGCTCGATATTTATGCGGATTATGCGGTTATAGGCGCGTCGAAAATTGTAAATGGTGTGGTAGATTTTGCTGATTGGTCCGAAGAAATGGTGAAGGACATCGGCGAAAACATGCGACCTTTTTTGCAATCCATCTGGGATCGGTCACAGGAATTTGTACAAGAATCAGAAAAAACAACAAAGAAAATATCACAAGACCGAGCGGTGCGACTTGTCAATAAGCTGATCAAAGACAAGGAACTATCTGCGGAGGAAGCAGACCGGTTGACTGAGTTTGCGATTCGAGTAGCTAAACTTGCGGGTGAAGAAAAGAGACTTGCATCTCAGGATTTACAAGCATTGATGTTGCAGTATGAAAAACCTTCATTGGACAGAAAAATTTCTTCTGCGCACACGATTGGACTGTTACTCAATCCAAAAACGATTGCAAGAAACGCAATTGGTAATGAGTTGTTTTATCGTGTTGAACGATTGAACAAATATTTTTCTACACCAATCGACATGCTTCAGTCAAAACTCACAGGAAAAGAGCGAACCGTCACATTCAAAACCAACAATCAAGGTGAATATTGGAAAAATTGGATGAAAGGTTGGAGAGCGGGCTGGAGAGGACTCAATATCGCGGGACTCGAAACACAATTTGACTTAAGAGGACCAGCATTTAAGAGCAGGAAGAATCCGTTAACCTATTTAGAAAAAACGCTAGGCGCGACACTTCGTTCGTTTGACTACGCGGGATACATGAGAGCCTATAACGAGACACTTGGCGAACTTGCGACTTTGCGTGCGATGAACGAAGGTCAAGGGAAAAACAAAAAATTAATTGAAAGGTACATCCGTGAAAGTGATGAAAACATCATGGAAATTGCGGATCAGTACGGCAAGTATGTCACGTTTCAAGATAATAACGTGATTTCTAAAGCGTTAGTCAACGTTAAACGAACATTGAATTTAGGAAAAGATTTTGGTTTAGGCGATGCGATTCTCAAGTTTCCGAGAACTCCGGGAGCGCTTTTGATGCGTTCACTTGAGTATTCTCCTGCGGGATTTTTACGGAGTGCGTATCTGTTAAACAAAGCGATCAGAGGTAAAAAAGATGAGGTGGTCAGCACAAGAGACATCGTTGAATCGGTTTCAAGAGCCGTTCACGGAACGATTGGACTGACAGGAATGGGTTATTTCCTGATGATGAATGGGGTATTAACTGGTGCGGGATCCACCGACCGCGATGTTCGCGACTTACAACGTTCTGCGGGTCAAGGGAAGTATCAGCTCAATATCTCGTCGCTCATTCGTTTTGTGAACAGTGGCTTTGATCCCAAGAAAGCAGGATTAAAAGAAGGCGATTTACTCTATTCCTATGATTGGGCGCAACCGGTAGCGATTAGCGTATCCTTGGGAGCGAACATTAAAAAAGCGCAAGAAGAAGGATTAGATGAATCCAAAGGCGCATTTAGCTTTGTTGAATCCTCATATGACAGCTTGAGCGGCGCTTTCTCAACACTTACGGAACAATCGGTACTGCAAGGATTGAGTAAATTTGCTGAAGGTTATCCGGGTCAACCATTTTTAGATAAACTCGTGAAAACCGCAGCGGATATTCCACCTTCTTTCGTGCCAACACTTCTCAATCAGATTCGTCAGTTATCTATTCTTGGGGGAGATGAGTATAGCCGCGAAACGTATGACCCGAGCTTAACGAAACAGATGGTTAACCGCATGATTAACCGCGTTCCGTATGCTTCTAAAACGTTGCCACAGCAATATGATGCCCTAGGTAAAGAAAGAAAACCGTACCAGAAAAACAGCGTGTTTAATGTCATGTTCAATCCTGGATTTACTTCGAGGTACAAACTTTCCGAAGAAGCGAGATATGTCACTTCACTCATTGATGAAACGAAAAATGAACAGCTTGCACCGCGGGTGCCGGAGAGAAAAATCAGTGTTGATGGAGTGAGTATCGCGTTAACAAACGAAGAATTTGCATTACTTCAAAAGTATCAAGGCGAGATTACTCGTGAACTTATCGCTAAAAATGCAAAACGAGATCAGTTTAAGCGCCTTGAAAAAAGAGAAGAGAATGTGGAGAAATCGCTCAACAAAGCAGGAGAATTAGCCAGAGCGAAACTGTTAAAAGAAATGGTTAATGTCAAACAGCGAGTGGAGGAAGCGAAATGAAGTCTCCTGCATGGCAAAGGAAAGAAGGGAAGAATCCGAAAGGTGGCTTAAACGAAAAAGGAAGAAAAAGTTATAACAAGGCGACGGGCGGGAACTTAAAACCGCCCGTTACTCGTGAAAAGGCAAAGAAATCGCCAGCATCCGCTAAACGCAGGAAGTCTTTTTGTTCACGTATGACGGGTATGAAAAAGAAATTGACGAGCGAGAAAACCGCAAAAGATCCTAACAGTCGCATCAACAAATCGTTACGAGCTTGGGATTGCTAACGAAGGAGGTGACAACATGGAGGTTTATGCAGAAGTGACGTTTTGTTCAATAGACGATAAACCGATTGATCAGTCGATTGCTTACTCACTACTTATGTTAAGCGGAACGAAAGTGGCTAAAACATTTACGTATACGATGAACATCCCTGTGATTGTGAGGGAAGAGAATGATCGAATTACTCACTTGGATATGGGAGCACAGGAATGAACCACTCACATGGGGACTTGTGCTCTCTTTTATTTTGTTTGCAATTGATCGGTTAGGTAGAAAATTGATTACGAATCAAGTGAAAAAGCTATTTAAAATTCAAGATAAAAATGACTTTAAACAATTTGCTAAAAATCAGCGATTGATTATGGAGAATCAAAGAAGAATGATGATTCATCTAGGGGTGGAGCCGTGTGCAGAAAACGAAGTCTTGAACAACAATACGGAAAAGAGTTTGTGGATGTATTTGATGAAATTCCCTGCCCTATTTGCGGTGTGGTCCACACAAAAGAAGAGCGAGAGGTCTATTTGGAAAAGGAGTTGGAGTTGGATGAGCGAAAAGCTAAAATCTCGTAAATTTTGGATTACCGTTGTGTCTGTTTTACTCGTTACGGTTAATGATGAGTTAGGTCTTGGGCTAGATACTGAGTCAATTATGTATTTCGCAGGAATTGTCATCACGTATCTGTTAGGTCAATCCTTCATCGACGCACGAAAGGAGACTAAACATGAGAAACATCGCCTTAGCGACGACGAATTTGTTGGGTGACATTCCACCGATTATCGACATCACCGATACACTTCCTAAAGAACAACCTTGGGAAGTGTTGCGCAAACCTTACCGGCATAAAGGTCACTGGGATCAGGTCACGTATCATACCGGGTTTCGCAATCCGAAAGACATCACAGCGATTGTGATTCATCATACGGGGTCTCCTGAAAGTTCACTTGAATCTCATGCGAAATATCATATGCGCAAGTGGGGAGCTGGACTTGCATATCATATCGCCATTGATCAGGATCGTATATTTCAAACGAACAATCTCTTGTCTTTTACGTATCATGTAGGAAACCATAATACGTATACAATAGGCATTGTCGTCAATCGCGACTTGTCTAGAGGGGATTTAACCAGCGATGAGCGAAGGCTTCTCTATGCGGCTATTTTAAGCGTCAAAGCGTTACTTCCAATTCAACATATTTACGCGCATAGTGAGCTTAATAAAACGGCTTGTCCGATGACAAACGTAGAGCGGATCCGTCAAGATATTGCTAATTTAGAAGAAAAAATAAATTTTGTTGAAAACATCCCGGAACATAACCGAGCCGCCGCGGCTTATACTCGTATGGCAGATTTAAGAGAAAAGTATGAAGGAACCGGTCCATTCAAAGAAGAAGCAAAAAGGAAACTGCTATTGATTGATGAAGTGTTGCGACAAAAAGGATTCTATAATTAGTCATGGGCCCTGCTAACAAGCAGGGTCTTTTTTGTTTTTATGCCTTCTGGACAAACACTTCTGCATAAGTATGAAACAGAAGGGGTGAGCAGATTGCATATCAAATTTTCACCAACAAATTCTACTGACAAATTAAGAAAGGATTGCTACAATGTTCTCCTAACTCTTTATTTAAAGGAGATTCGTCATGATCGGGATTTATGCGAGACAATCGAACGAGGATGCGTCAAGGTATTCCATCAGTTCACAAATCGAGGCGGCCAAAGCGAAAGCGAACATTCTCTATCCGAATGAAATCTGTAAAGATTATGTCGATGACGGTTACTCGGGTGAATTTTTAGATCGGCCGGGACTCACTCAGCTACGAAATGACGTGAAAGATGGACTGATTCAAGCTGTCGTTTGTTTTGATCCAGACCGTTTATCAAGAAAGTTAATGAATCAGTTAATTTTATCCGATGAGTTTGAACGACGAAAAGTAAGCTGTATTTTTGTCAACGGTGACTATGCCAAGACACCAGAAGGAAACTTGTTTTATTCCATGCGTGGTGCTATATCCGAGTTTGAAAAAGCAAAGATTACGGAGCGAATGAGCCGCGGCAGAGTACAAAAAGCAAAAGCTGGCAAGATTGTGAAAGAGCCGCACATGTATGGATATAAGGTAGTGGATGGAAATTTTGTGATTGATGAGGAAGAAGCCGCTATTGTTCGTTTGATATTTGACCTATTTACGACACCAAAAGAAATTGAAATGGGCATAAATGGCATTGCTAAATATTTAATGCGTCATAGCATACCAACCAAAAAGGGCGGTGACATGTGGCACAGGCAAGTCGTCAGACAAATTCTAAGAAATGAAACGTACACAGGCGTGTTTTATCAGAATAAATGGAACTGTGAAGGCATGATCGCGAATCGCTATTTAATAGAAGATAAAGTAAAAATTAAGATGCGACCGAAGAAAGATTGGATTGCATTGGAATGTCCGCAGATTATTAGTGAATTTCAATTTAATCAGGCACAACGCATTATTGATGAATCACGACGAAGGTTTGCTAAACAAGCCAAAAGACAGTATCTTCTCTCAGGATTAGTGCGCTGCGGAACATGTGGAAATACGATGACCGGGAGATACCAAAAAAATTGGGGAAAGTTTCACTACGAGTATCAAGATAAAAAACTAAATGCAGGGGCTAAGAATGTAGGATGTGGAAGAGTGATTCGAAGTGAAGTGATTGAGCCACAAGTATGGAATACCTTTATGAGCTGGCTAAACAATCCAGAAGAAATTGCAAACATCAAAGAAGAAAATAAAACCACATTCGAGGAAAACGAATTAAATCGAATTGAAGTGAGACTGACTAAAATTCAAGATGAAAGAAAACGTGTACTTCAACTGTTTAAATCTAATTTAGACATCGGCGAAGAATTAATCAGAGAAGAGTTTGAATCGCTTAAAACAGAAGAAGAAAGTTTAAGAAATCAAAAAGCAAAAATGGAAAAAGAAATTGAATTTATAAAAAATGCAAGGAACACACAAAACCTACTTCAAGAAGCAATCGACTACTACTCGAAAATCGAAGAACTAAGTTTCGATCACAAAAAAAATTTACTGCGATATGTCATTAAACAGATCATTGTGCATGACGATGAAATTGAAATTATTACCTTTTAGCATATGTATTGACTTTAGGATTGAAATCCCAACGTCATTACATATGCTATTTGATTGAAATAAATGGTTATCGTATACTTATTTTGCCCTAGCAGAAAGCATCTGCTGGGGCATTTATTTTTATTGATTAATGGTCAAAACATTTTTATAATAAAAAAAACACTTTTATGGAAATGGAAGTGATTTATTGAAAACTATGGAATTTTTGAGAGAGGTTGGTCGTCATAAGTTAATTTATTTTTTAGCAGTTGCAACAGATCGGCAGAAAGAAGAGTTTGTTACGAGATTAGAGCAATTAGATGACGATGAATTATTATCGTTTATTTTTTCCGCGCGTTTCATCCTTAAGAAGTGATTCGATTAAATCTAAAACAATTTTCTGTTTACTCTCCGACAGCAGATCAAAACTGTCAATAACGTTCTGGAGATTCTCATCTTCCACTTGTTTTTTCCCGATGATCCAATGGATGTCCACTTCGTATAGTTCCGCTAGTTTAAGTAACGTATCAAAGTCTGGCTCAGCTCGACCATGTTCATAACCACTTAATGTTTTATTGTTAATCCCCGTTTTCTTCGCAACTTCTAGCTGCATTAAGTTTTTTCTTTCTCTGGCAAACTTTAACCGCTGCCCTAAGGAAAACATACCATCATCCCTTTTTTTTATTTCAACATTTTATTATAACAGCAAAATCAAATTTTCAATACATTTTCTTAAAATATAAGAAAATATTATTGACTTCTTAAACATAAAGAATTATTATTTATATATAAATTCTTAAATTTTAAGAAATGATGGGGGGTGAGTAAATAATAATGAACGAGCGTATTTGTCGATACATCAAGGAAAACGGTATAACCTTTACTCATGTTTCTAGGCAATCAGGAATTACAAACAACAAATTGGTGAGGCTGATGAGAGGAAATACGAAATTGACGGTCGACGATTATGAGTCGATTTGTAGAGCTTTAAATGTGGAACCCAGCTTTTTTTATAATGAAAAATTCTTAAAAACAAAGAATATGCCTGCTTAAGGGGTGAAAAAAGTGAAAGTGAAAATCACAGAAGGTCCGATTGTGAAGGAAGTCAGAAAAAAGTGTTATCTGTATCTTAAAGATACTTACTTTTCTACAAAAGTACAAATAAAGGAGGTGAGTCGATGAAAAGTATGCAGGATGTCTTGAATTTTTATGCTAGTCCGAAGGTAATGAAAAGTCGTCTAAAGATGATCGCTACTTGTGGATGCGGGCTGATTGATCCAGAAGAGGAAGAGTACATTTCAAGCGATGTCGGTTATTTCTGTGATGAAGTGTGCATGGTCAAAGCGATGGATGGCAAGTGGATTTCTGACGACAAAGTAAGAATTGATGATGAAGTGTTTAGTCTATCTCAGTTAAAGAAGAAGTGGAATGCGAGATATGTGAATTAAGTGTGATTCATTATAAGGAGGTGAGTGTATGACGTACAAGGTGAAAGAGGCGTTAAGACTGCGAAATGAAATGACTGAACATCTAAGACTAAAGAAAAGCAAAGAAGAGTACCGTGAGCTAGATTACCGATGGGAGCATGTGATTTCAACGATGACGGTTGATGAGCAAAAGTTGTATGCACAGGAGGTAGGTCGATGAAAGAAGTAAAAACGTTTGAAGAACTTTGCGAAGAATTAGAACGATTGACTAATCAAGAAATCAGGTACATCTTAGAACATTTAAAAGAAAGAAAAAAGATTTTCAAGAAACAAATGGGATTGAGTCGCAAGCACAGCGATCTCAACCCCGATAAGAGGATGATGAAGTTGTCACAAGTATACCACAAGGAGAAAAAACATGAAACTGTATGAATTAAGTGATTCCTACTCTCATTTACTTGAGAAAATCGAATCTGGTGAACAAACACTTGAAGATCTACAAGATACACTTGAAGCCATCGAGGAAGCGATTGAGTTAAAGGTTGAGAATATTGCGAAGATTGTGAAAACCACAGATGCCCAAGCTGAAGTGATTCGCCAAGAAGAGAAACGATTAGCCGAGCGTAGAAAAGCCATCGAAAACTCTTCGCTACGATTAAAACTGTACGCTGAAGAACAACTAAAAAAGACAGGGATTCAAAAAGTAAAAGGAAAACTTTTTACGATTTACCTTCAGAAGAACCCGCCAAGTGTCGAAATTTTAGATGAAGGTTTAATTCCAAGTGATTACATTAAGACGGTTGCTAGCGTCGACAAGAAGCTCATTCTCGAAGCATTTAAGGCAGGCCAAGCTGTCACAGGTTGCGAGATGAAGCAGAACGAAAGTTTACGAATCCAATAAGGAGTGAGAAACATGTGTAACAAAAGTGACTCTATCGCTAAAATTGCTCAAGCCTTAGTCAGTTTTCACTCTGAAATTAGAAGTATTTCTCATGATGAAGTGAATCCGCATTTTAAGAGTAAGTACACCACCTTAGACCACATGATAGATCATACGAAGCCAATTCTAGCGAAACATGGTTTAACGATTATTCAATTCCCGGGCGGCGATGCTGAAAAGGTAACGATTCGCACGATGATCTGCCATGTGTCGGGTGAATGGATTGAGTCTGAACCATTGACATTAAAACCCGTCAAGCTAGATCCGCAAGGTGCAGGTTCCGCGATTACTTATGGTCGGCGTTACTCGTATGCTGCGGCACTTTCACTTAGCCTTGGTGACGATGACGACGGCAATGCGGCGAGTATGCCACCCACGCAAACGTCTCAATCTGTAGGGCAGCAAAGATTAGCAGAAGAGAAAGCGAAACAAAACACACAAGCAACAAACACAGAAACGGCAAGTCCAGCTCAAGTGAATTACATGTACAAGCTGAAAAAAGACAAGCAAATTTCAGATGAAGCGTTTAAGCAGATTGTGCAGGAACATGCAGAAGGAAAAGACTTAAAAACGGTAAGCAAGAAAGAAGCGAGCGATTTAATCTCGGTTCTTAATGCGTATACTCCGATTCCTGAAGGTGCATTACCATTTTGAAAGATATTTGAGGGGCTATATGCCCCTCGTAAGGGGGAGATCCCATGGAAGTAACAATACTGACTCAAGAGATTTACGACGTGTCTAAGAGGCTTGAAAAAGCCTCTAAAGCGTTGTATCAGATTGCTGAAGATAAAGCCGAATCGGAAATGATTTATCGGATGAGACTCACACAAGAGATTCTGATCTTGCGCGAGCAAGGGATGAGTGTTGGATTAATCAATGATGTGGCTAGAGGAAATGTAGCGGATCTATTGTTTCAGCGTGATGCAAGTGAGGCGAAGTTTAAGGCGGCCATAGAAAGTCTAGGAGCGTTACAAAGCCAGTTGTCGGCGTTGCAGTCGATATTAAAAATTCAGCAGGAGGTGTGAAGGTTGAAAATAGGGATACTCGACATTGATACCAAAAAAGAAACGGATCAATTCGGTCGGAAAACAAAGTATCCCAATATTGCATGCGGCAAAATTTACGGGTATCACAAGTTAAACGGAGATGAAATTTTTTATCCGTACAACAATGAAAAAGTTGATCGTTTGTACATTTCCACAATTTTTACAAGCACTAGACCGATGATAAAGCGAATGATGCCGTTATGGGAACAGAGAGCTAAAGAGATTTTAATCGGTGGCACTGGATGGGATGACTACACTAGAGCACCGTATACAGTCACAGAATTGCCGCCAGAAATAGCCGCTATATCTCATGTTCCTTGGACTTATGAAATGTATAACATTGATTATGGAATCGGATTTACAACGAGAGGTTGTCATGTAGGTTGTGCTTTCTGCGTGGTACCGAAAAAAGAAGGACTTCAAGAATACAGAGAAATGCAGGTAAAGGATTTAATTAATCCTAAAGGCAATCACTTAATACTTATGAACAACAACTCATTTGCCCATCGAGATTTTATGAATGATGTTGAACAAATTCTTTTTTATGATTTATCAATCCATTGGGACCAAGCGAATGACATCACATTAGTTACTCCAGAAATAGCAAAGGCAATAAGTAAAGTGAATTATCGCGGCTTTAATGGCAAGAAAAAACAATTATTCTTTGCATTTGATCTTATTACAAAAAAGAAGATTGACCCAGAAACAGGCGGAACAGTCACGTATGACATGATGAAAATCGTGCCAGATAAGGTTAGGTTGCTTAATGAATTTGGAATACCGTCTCATCATTTAGTGTTTTATATGCTCATTGGGTTTAACACGAGCGAAGAACAAGATTTAGCTAGAGTAGATTGTTTGCGCGAACTTGGTTGTGAAATTTATCCGATGTTGTTTAGAGACTTGAACGGGAAGATTGGTGTTGATGGATCAGGCAATACTCAACCTTTTCATGTCCGTGCCCTGCGTGATTGGATCAATTCAGGTGTTTACAGAAAATCGAATTTTAAAGATTTTACACGAAGAGAACAACACAAGATTCAAAGAGAAAAAAAAGAAATGCAGCTCACTCTATTCTAACAAGGAGGAAAAGACATGGATTTTTTAAGAAAAAAAATGTTGACAGATTTTTTGAACGATATGAGAACAGGCGGCTTCGACGTAGATACGATTGACTACTTCACAAGAGAAATTAACGATGGTCATTTTGATGATTCATTTCCAGAAGAGATGGGGAGCAAAATGTGGATATTCGAGCGGATCGCATGGGAAAGACAATGCCAAGATGAAGTGCATGAGTTTCCAGAAGATATTCGGCTAGCTGTGTTGATGGAAGAAGTCGGCGAAGTGGCAAATGAACTTCAAAATCGCAGACTTCAAATTCGCGATAACGTTCACTTACGAATGGAGCTGATCCAAGTGGCGGCAGTTGCTGTCAGGTGGATTGAGGCGTTGGAGGAAAGTAAATGAGCGGAATTAAATGGCAAAACATCGTCGTAGCAACAACCTTTTTAGGGAATGAAATTGTAATTGGTAAATTAAATAAAGATAAAAGGTTTTTTGTTGATAAAAGCTCAGATAGATCAGATCAAGTTGTAACGGCTGTATATCAGCATATGAAAGCTATGTTTAAGCAAAGCAAAGAAGATGATCAGACTATCGCAAGTTTAGATCTTTATTTTCAAGATGGCGGAAAGCTCGTTTATATGCCTAAAGAAGAGGAGATGGAAGAGTGAAATACATGATTCATCCTGTGGTTGTTGATGCGTTTCAATACGGAATAGACGAAGCTCCTGAGTGGTTTCATGAGAAGTTACAGACCGATGACATCATTGTGTTCAAAGGATTTGATGAAATGAAAGATGTTTGTATGGTCCGCACACTTGAAGTCGTGCTTCCTGCTCATGAAGGCGATTACATCATTCGCGGGGAAACTGGGGAATTATTTCCGTGCAGAAAAGAAGTGTTCGAAAAAACTTTCGTAAAGGTGGAGAACTAGTGGATATGGACACGATTAACATTTTAAGAGAGATGGAAATTGAAGCGTATAAGAAGGAACTACTCAAAGTTGAACTCAAGATTCAAGAAGCGAAAAAATATAACAATATCTTCGATCTCGAAAACTATAATGCGATTAAATTGTTCACTATAGAAAAATTAAGAAAACTAGGAGAGTAATGATCCTACTTTCTTAAAGAGGGTGATTGTATGGATGGTTGGGTAAAAATTCATCGAAAAATGCTAGAGCATCCGATTGTCTGTAAAGATAACGATCATCTAGCGATCTGGATCTACCTGCTCGTCAATGCCACACATAAAGAGATTCCTGCGATGTTTCAGGGACAGAAAATTATGCTTCAACCCGGACAACTTATCACAGGGAGAAAGTCGATTTCTGAACAATTGTCTGTTTCAGAATCGAAAGTACATCGTGTATTAATTATGTTCGAAAATGACCAACAAATTGAACAACAAACTTCTAACAAAAACCGCATTATATCAATAGTTAATTGGCACAAGTATCAAACAGATGAACAACAAAATGAACAACAAATGAACAACAAACGAACAACAAACGAACAACAACTGAACACAAACAAGAATGTAAAGAATGAAAAGAATGTAAGAATGAAAGAATTAAAAGATTTAAAAGATATTAAAACCCTATATGGGGATACGGTTCGATTAACAGATGAAGAATATCAAAAACTCGTTTTACAGCATGGAGAGAAATTCGCGTTAGATTGCATTGATACCTTAGATCATTACAAAGGTTCAAGTGGGAAAACATACAAGAGTGATTATAAGGCGATTCTCTCTTGGGTGATTGATCGGGTAAGCCAGAGAAAGCCACAGACGAATGTGAGTCTGTTTAACCCAAGAACGGAGACTTCCTATGAACGAATTAAACGAATGACAAAGGAGGCAGAAGAAAATGAAGCAGTCGGATTTGTTGAAACTAGTGCAAATGTGTTCGGCTAACTATCGGAATTGGCCAGAGAAAGGGAAAGAAGAAGATGTCATCTCTCTTTGGAACATCCTGTTTAGCGACGTAGACTTTTCACTTCTTCGAGCTGCGGTTCAAAAGCATATGATGGAGTCCACCTACCCACCGACGATTGCGGACATAAGAGAACAAATTGCCAGAATCTCACTAAACGAACAAAAAACGGGCATAGAGGCGTGGGGTGATGTGAAGCATGCTATTAGACGTTTCGGATATTACGAGTCTGAGAAGGGCATTTCTAGCCTTCAGGGAACGACAAAGAGAGTCGTTGAGCTGATGGGGTATCGGGAATTGTGTCAAAGTGAGAATGAGATGGCAGATCGGGCGCACTTTTTGAAGGTGTATGATTCTTTAGTCGCGCGTGAGAAGGAGCAGATTAAGGTTCCGCTTGTGACGTCTGGAGTCGGGCGAACGATGATTGAGGGTGGCAAGGAGTGAGTCAGGCTTCGGAAGTGTACCGGAAGAAGATTCGCGAGATGTTAAGCGAAAAAAAAGAAGAAAAGCAAGCGTTGCAGAAAGCAAAAAAGATCAAGTCTGAGGAAGAGTATTTTAGCGTGCTAGAAAGGCTTGTGAAGGGCGCGGAGTACTTGAGTGGGGATTTGACTGAGGAGAAGCGAAAGAAGGCAGAGAAGCTATATGAAGAGCTTGAGCGAGACATCCTTGAATACAACAAGAATGATTGAGATGATGATTCCGATTGCACCTATGGGCGCTGTAAGAATGACGCAGCGCTCGAAGTGGGCGGATCCTAGAGCGAAAAGTTATTTGCAGTACAAAGAGTCGCTTGGGTATATCGCGAGAAGCACAATCAAAGAGCCGATCAAGGGTCCGATCTCGGTAACACTTGGATTCTACTATCCGATTCCTGCGAGTTGGTCGAAGAAAAAGAAAGAGTTAGCGTATGACATGCTACCTACGGTGAAACCAGACATTGACAATGCGGTAAAGGGAGTGTTTGATGCGCTAAATAAAATCGCGTGGGAGGATGACGATCTCATTACGGATCTAATGACATTTAAGCGATACAGTGAGGAGCCGAAGATACTGATTAAGATTCAGGAGTTGATTCCATGAGGGATGCGTATTTTAGACAGATGAGCATTTATCTTTATGACCGCAGACAATTGCTAGATCATTTAGAGTGGCTGGGTGTGCGTTCCGATGCGACGGACAAAATCGTTGATGAGATTGATAGGATTGATAAGAAGATTAAAAAGATGTATCCGTTCTATATCGCTGGGATTCAGCATAAAAAATATAAGTTTAATAGAAAAAAAATTAGAAATATTGTATAATATTAGAAAATAAATCACTTAAAAGCGAAAAAAAGAGGAGAATGATGAAGATGAAAAAGTTAGTATTTGTTATTGTTTTAGTATTGGTGGCAGTGTTGTCGGCGTCGGTTGGAGCTTATGCGAGTGCGAATCTAGTGAATATCACAGCGGTATTAAACAAAGGGGTTAAGATTAACTTACAAGGTGCTGCTTGGACACCGAAGGATGCTAAAGGAACGGTCTTGTCTCCGATCACGTATAACGGAACGACTTATTTGCCTTTGCGTGCCGTGGGGGAAGCGTTACAGCAGGAAGTTCGCTATGATGCGAAAACACAGACAATTTTTTTAGGGAAAGAGCCGGATGGAAGTTATAAGGATGGTTCGTTTATGCTCTATGATCTGACGGTAGAGCAAGGAACATTTACTACGAACATAGCGGCAGAAGTGAGAAACATCGGACAAAAAACACGTACAGGATCACTGATGATTACCTTCTTTGGTGCAGACGGAAAGAGGATGGGTTCAGCGATTGGATTTGTTAATGGAATTGAGCCATTAAAAACAAAAACAACTAATTTTACTACAACGGATGATATTATCGGATACAAAACGATTCGCTTTCAGGTCGATTCCGAATTTTAATGAAACAAACGAAGGCCCGCTAAACCAGCGGGTTTTTTTATTGATTCAAAAATAAGAATTGAATATATTGATTCTATACATTAATTACAATAGTATGCTATGATTGAAAAAGAACTATCACTTCGGAGGTGGTCTTTTCACATGTCATTGGAGGCGCTTCAAGAAAAGTTACGAGCGATGAATGAAACGGGCGAAGATGTGACGGAGGTCATCCGTCAGATTGCGGTGTTAAAGAATCAGGAACAAGAGCAAGTGTTTTTAGAGCGCTTTGAGAAGAGTAGCAGTGATAACAAGAGTGCTTTCGACAGCGCACAGATTGAAGGGTTCTCGATCCGCGAGTTGTGTGCAGGTGAAGCACAGTATCAGTTATTATCGTTATACTTTTTAACGAAGATGGATGAAGATGCGCAAAAGTACTTAGAAGAGATTCGTGAGTTAGAAGCAGAGAAGCGTTCACAAGAAGAAGTGATTGCGATGCTTCGCGGTGACATCACAAGTTATAAGATTAAGCTAGAGCGAGAGGTTCATGATTCGACATCGCTTCGGGCTGAAATTATTTCGCTTCAAGCGAAGGTTGAGCATTTGGAAGAGTCGCTTAAACAAGCGAAAAGTGAATCAAAAACTCCTGAGTTCACAAACGTGAATGTATCGAATTATGCGAAGCAGTTAGCCGAGCAGATCCGCGCCTCACAGCTTCCGGTGCTTGCGATTGAGACGGTCGACACGAAAGGTTCGCAGATTCGCGTCACTCATCTTGATGAGTCCGTCACGGTGGACAGCTGGTTAAATCGCAATAAGTTTCGCGTCGTTGACGAGGAAGAGGCCGGTCGATTTCGCCAAGACACGAGCGCGACGAGTCTGGAACAGAGTGTTGAGAGTGATTCGACACTGGCAATGAGTGAGCCGATGTTGGCGACATTTCCAGAGCCTGAGGGAGTATCAGGAATACTCGAAGAAACAGTGGGAGATTCTAACGAGGGAAGCGGAGAGTATCCAGCGGCGTTATCGCTTGAGGAAAGAGTTTCGCGGCTAGAAGAAAGGGTTGCGGCGCTAGAGGCGGTCGTATGAACGCTGAACATTTCGCGTCGCTGAGTAGTCACGAGCATGTGATGAAGCTACTCAAAAATTATCGCAGTTATCGCTTCGCGGTGAACAATGGCATCGCGCCGTATGTGGAAGAGGATCGCGTCGGTATGCCGAGGAATGGCGGTTACGGTTCGTTTGAGCCGACTCTGTTTCGCGGTTCGATCGATCTCGTCACAAAGGATTACCGGAAGTATAAGCGGGTTGTGGAGCTGATTCAATCGGCTGTGGATGATGTGCTAGATGATGATTCGCAGCGCGTCATTCGATTTCGCTACATGGACCGCAACGCACTCACGTTTGAAGAGATTTCAGACCGCCTGAACTCTTCACGTGCTAGGGTGTATCGGTTGCACGATAAGGCGATCTTTCATCTTTCGGTTGCGCTTCGCTTCGTTGACGCGCCAGCGATTCATAATCTCGATGCTGTGTTGGCATAAAGAAACCCGCCGTGAGGGGCGGGCTTCGTTGTTTTAGTTTCGCTTTACTTCGTATCCGATGATTTCAAATTCATCTTCGCTGCGCTGAATCGTGATCGGTGCGATGTCATACTTTTCCTTGCTTGCGATTGTGAGATGTTCGCCGGTCACTTTCCAGCTTGATGTGTAGCTTTCGCCGTTCCAGCCGTGGAGAGCGAACACGTCGTTTTGAATTTTCACAAGATCAATTTTATTGTCATTCCACCAAGTGCCGATGATGGCGTTGTTTCGTTTCGAGTCGCTTTGCGTTGCATCGCTTTGCGTCGCTTCGCGTAGCATCTGAAGTGCTTCTTCAACCACACGGTTGCGGCTGATTCGGTTTCGCGTCGCGTAGTCCGCGAGCCAATCGAACGTCTCCGTTTCAAAGTCAATCGTTGTTCTTATCCTAGATCTCGACAAAAAAATCATTCCCTTCATTTGGTTTGGTTTCGCGTCGTTTCGCGTCGTTTCGCGTCGCTTTGGATTCGCTTCGCGTCGCGTTGTTTTGGGCAGGGGCTCGCTCGGATGGGCGGAAAAAAGCCCCCGGAGATGGGCGGAAAAAAGCCCCCAGAGGGGCCCCGGGGGTGTGCTAAGCCTCGACGATGTCCAGCCTGTACCCGTCATGCTCTAGGCGGTCCGTGATCTCATCCAGCTTTGCAGCGGTCCAGTCGCGCAAATTGTCGGAAACGTACTGTTCGAAGTCATCCGGGCCGTATCCCTCAGCTGCGGAATTGTCAAACCAAGCAGCGCGGCCGATATAGATATGATCGCCAGTGACAAAGTCGGAACCGGTCCCGGCAACTTCCCGGGTCCAGAACTCGACAACTTCAGCAACGGGCTCGCTTATCGGGTCCGTTACGGGTCTGATTGTTGCGTAAAGCTCGATAAATCCGCGGCCGTGATCGCGCCCGGCAGCATCCTCGATCATTGCGCGGACCGCTGCGACAAGCGCGGACCGTTTGAAAATTAACTCGTACATCCTTCTTCATCCTCTCTTTTTGTCTGACCTCGTCAGCGCTTGCACTACAAGCGGACCGCTTGCGCGGTTTCGGTCTCGGGCCCGTGATTAGCGGGCCCTAGAAAATATATTATAACATTTTTTAAAAAGTCTGAACGGGTGCGCGTGATGTGCTTATACTTTTTGTCTTTGTTCCTTCTGGATCAAACTTCCGGACAATGTGATTATGCAAGCGCGACAAATCCCACTTTGTGACCTTTTCAAACTCAGACGGGTAACGGTCCAGCCAATCAATACGGATTATATATTTATTCACGCGCTCGCCTCCAGCTGTGAAAGGTTAGCAAAGTATTGCAGGCCCTCGATTGCGCCCGCAATATAAATATGACAGGTATTTTCAGACTTAAAAAACTCGTTTAAATATTTTAATTCTGCTTTTACTTCTTGGGCCGTTGGCTTTTTTTTGAAGAATTTCGCGGCCCACTCATAGCCCGCGATAAAGTCCGGATGATACCCGGAATATTGCAAATTCTCGATCATGTTTAAACCTCCTATAATATGATAATATAAGAGGGCAGCCGGTCCAGTGGTCTGCCCTCAGTTTTCGGGGCCGCGGAATTAGTCTAAGATCTCCAAGACTTGACCGCGGTCCAAATCCTCGTAATAATTGCCCTCAAGGCGCATATCACGGCCTAACATGTCATAATCGATAGAAACGTACCACCAAAGGCTGCCCGCTTGCTCTTCAATGATTTCTCTAAGATCCTCGCCATAAACATCCGTCACATATTGCCGGGCGATGTCTGACATATTGCCGTTATAAATCCGGTAGCTGTAGCCCTCGACGATCTCGACGGCCTCAGCGACTGAATAACCGGCAGCGTCGACGATAAAAAGCGCGGCCTCTACCTGATTCACTTCTAAAACTTCGATACGTGCGACAAGCTCGGAAAACTCTTCATTGCTTGCGGTATTCTCAAATCGGGCTAAGGCGTAACGTTGCAATGATAGATCAACCAATTTTTGACGATTTTCAACGGATAACAATAACTCGTTCATCCTTCTTCATCCTCTCATGATTTTTTAGGCGAACAACTGCACAGCGACGAAAACCCAAGCGACGGCAGCAACTGCGACGATAGCGACGGCAACGGGCTCCATGTCGGAGACGTCACGGGCCCAGAGACGGGCCAAGCGCTTTGCTCTTGTGATTGTCATGTGTGATCAACTCCTCCCTTTATAATTGGCCTTCATCAGTGCGGGCCTTACCCGCAGACGGTCCGCGCTGGACCGTTTCGGCCTGATCTTATCGGCCGCCTCTCTTTATCTCTTTTAACTCGTCTTCCAGCTCGTACATCATACCCGCTAGATAATCACTTTCCGCGCTGCAGCTTGCTTTACAGCTGCAAACCTCGTCTAACATTTTATTGATTATATCAACTGATAAATTGCTGTAAGCCTTGTAAAATTGAATCATTCCCTCAGCTGTTTTCACTCCGGACCAATAAGCTGCATCATTATGCTTGCGTTCTAGTACCTCAGTCATTAGCTCTTGCGTCGTCATTCTTCTTCATCCTCTCTAATGTTCTGACCTCGTCAGCGTGGACCTTATCCACGTACGGCCCAAGATCTGGGACCGTTTCGGCCTTTCGGCCCGTGATTAGCGGGCCAAAAATTCAAACGTACATTCTTCTGATTCTCCCTCGACGCAATAAGCTATAAACTCATTTGCAGCGGTCTCGTCGTAAACTTCATGTTTCATTCTGATTAAATCCCATTGGCCGGCCTGATCTCTTGCAAAGTCATATACGATACGGCCGTTATACCAAGCATTGACAGCGACAGACTCAGCAATCTTTTGCGTTAGCTCCTCCTGCGAAAACTCAACCTTTACACCTAAAATATCAACCTTCATCCTTCGTCATCCTCTCGTTATTTGTCTTGCTTGTCCTCATTATACATATTTATTGCTAGCATAGCAATCATTATTTATATATCACTTTACGATTGATTATTAAATAATCTATCTTTATCTGATATGTAAAAAATCGATACAAAAACGAGTCAAAAAAGCAACAAAGATGAGACAAAAACGAGATTTTTTTATGTTATGATTTCTACAATCAAAGGTAGGTTCGGGGAGGATTATTCTTTTTCAAGTTCTCCAAGATCGCAAAGCTCTCCAAGATCGCAAAGCCTGCCAAGATCGCCAAGCTCATAAGATCGGAGATGATCGCCAATTGCCTAAGAGGATTAACCCAGCGCTAAAACAAAAAGCACTCGCACAGCTTGCAATATCCGACAATCTCACACAAACGGCCGAAAAGCTAAAAATGCCTATATCGACACTTCAATATATAAGGGACACAAATAAAGACTTCGTAGCTCTCCGTAATCAAAAACAATCTGAGATGATCGCGAACATCTGGGACAACCTGATCGACGCGCAGCAACTTGGTCATCAGATGATCAAAGAAGCCTTAGACGGCAAGCGCGACAATATCCAACTGCATCATGTTTCCACATACTTTGGCACCCTCTACGATAAGCAAGCGCTCATGAGTGGACAACCTACAGCTAATATAGCTATAGATCATACGATAGAGGCCAAGCTTGCTAATGACGCCGAGAGCGCGGAGCTCATCCGGAGATTGTACCAACGGCAGCAAGCGCTGGAGATTGGCAACAATGACTAGAGCCAAGCCAAGGCGACAGCCTCAGGAATCAGGTAGCAAACAGCCAAAAAAAAAGAAGCTTACATCTAATGAGGGAACGCGCACAGCTGGAGAGCTGGAGAGCTCAGCAGGAAGCGAAGCCGGAGCCAAGCCAAGCAAGAGACCCAAGCCCCCCCAAGGCCCGGGGGTGGGGGTCAACGTTTTACCCCCCCATCCTTTCGAGCAAATACCATTAGCGACCCAATTCAAAATCCTAGCAAAAGTAGACTTCAGCTTCTTTATCGACTACATCACGAAGAACAAGGATAAACCCGGCAAACATCTGGACTTGCTAGACAAATCCTTGCAAGCTGTGAGCGTAGGAGAATGCAAGAGGCTGATAGTAACGATGCCACCACGACACGGCAAGAGTGAGCGTGTATCTCGTATGCTTCCAGTCTGGCACATTGGCAGGAATCCGGATGATGAGATTATATTAGCTAGCTACTCGTTGGACTTGAGTAGAAGTTTCTCAAGGATTGCAAGGGATACACTAGCGGCAAGCGCGGATATATTCGGGGTGAAGGTGGATGCGAAGAATCAATCAGCGGAGAGCTGGGGGATTGAAGGGAAGAAAGGTAGTGTCAACGCTGCTGGGGTAGGGGGACCTATTACTGGTAGGGGTGCACGGATTGCGATTATTGACGATCCGGTGAAGAACGCAGAAGAAGCGGCAAGCGAGACGATGCGTGCGAAGATCTGGGACTGGTATCAAAGTACATTATATACACGTTTGACACCCGACGGGAGGGTGATTGTAGTCATGACCCGTTGGCATGAGGATGACTTGGTTGGAAGGTTATTGAAGAAGGAAGCAGATGAGATCGCAGAAGGTGTTCATGTGGGTGAGCGCTGGAAAGTGATTAACCTTCCTGCGATAGCGGAGGAGGGGGACATCCTAGGGAGGGGGGTAGGGGCTCCATTATGGCCGGAGTACGGGTTTGATTTAGATAAACTCGTTTCAATACGTAAAGATGTAGGCTCACGTGTGTTCGCTTCTTTGTATCAGCAACGACCAGCGAGTGAAGAAGGTAACTTGTTGAAGCGTGATTGGTGGCGGTACTATGATGTGGCTCCACCGATGGCGAAAATGTTAATGAGTGTGGATGCGGCGTTTAAGGATGGCGCTGAAAGTGATTATGTGGCGATTCAAGTCTGGGGAAAAGTGAACGCGAACATGTACTTGTTAGATCAGGTACGGGCGAGACTCAATTTTCCAGCGACGATCACTTCGATTATGAATATGGCAAGAAAATGGCCGCAGGCGCATCTAAAGTTGATTGAGGATAAAGCGAATGGAAGTGCGATTATACAGACCCTCTCACGTCATATGGGTGGGATTGTCCCGATACAGCCCCTAGGGGGGAAGGTCAGTCGGGTACATGCGGTATCTGCTTATATCGAGGCAGGGAATGTGTTTCTTCCTAGAAGTTCTTGGGTCCATGATTTTGTAGAAGAATGTGCGAATTTTCCGAATGGGAAACATGACGATATGGTCGACTGCATGAGTCAGGCGCTATATCGTTTTATTTATTTGTCAGGTGAATTGTTAGTAACGAAGGAACAAAAGTTTGTGTTTAAGGCAGAGAAACCGAAAGTCGATGCGTTTGTAGGTTCGGCGATTGATGATTCTTATATTCGAGGAGGCTGGTAACGTGCGGAAGCAGATGGAAAATTATTTCGGTAAACCAAGTGAAGTTGGCAAAAACATCAAGAAAGCAACGAAAAATAAAGTCAATGAAATGAAAAACAGCCCGCAAGCTAAGGCGGTCGGAAAAGCGGTCAAAAGTCCGAGTGTGCAGACGGCGGCAGGTTTACTCATTCCGGGTGGGGTAGCACTGAAAGCTCCTAAAATAGCGAAAGCAGTCCAATCAGCAGGGAAAGCGATAAAAAAGGCAGTCGGTGCAGGTAAACCAAAGAGCCTAGCCAAAAGTTATGACCCGAGTATCCCTTTTAAACCTGATTATAAACCACCATCAGCAAGAGCTCCGGTATCACAGCGAACACAACAACCGTTAAAACCTTTAACGAAAGAAGAAAAAGCATTTGCACAAAGGTATCAGTTTGAAACCGCTCCGGGAAAAGTAAGAGATATGCGAGCACAACAAGCAAAACAAGCTCAGGAAGATTATAAGAAAAAAATGGCAAAAGAAGCAGAAGCTAAAAAGCAAGCAGAAAAAGACAGAAGAATGAAAAGTGAAGTAGAGGCTTATGAATCTTCACAAAGAAGAAACAAATCCATTCCAATTACAAGTTACTATCATTACTTTGATTAGGAGCGATTCATCTGGAAAACATTTTTTTATATATCGCAGTAGGTTTATTTTTTTTTGTTCCAATTGTGGTTTACCGAAAAGGATTGAAAGATGGCATTGAGCTAGCCAAATCAATGAACACAACCGAAGTTCCTGTAAGGAAAGTGAGTGAACCCGTAAATGAGAAGAAGCCAACGAATGAAGAAGAAAAACAGGTTGATCCGTTTCTGGTTGGTTTTCAAAACATTCTTTCTTACGATGGGTCGCCACAAAAGGAGGCTAACTCGTGAATGCAGGTGAACTCGAAGAGTGGCGCATGGTTCAATCGGGGATTGATTATAACCATCGCATCAACCTCTATGAAACCGTGAATAAAAATGAACGCTTTTATGCAGGGAATCAGTGGGAAGGCGTCATCGCCAATGGTCTACCTACTCCGGTATTCAACATTTTTAAGCGAATCATTAACTACTTTATCGCTTCGATTTTAAGCCAACAGGTGAAAATGCAGTTTGTCGCCGAACAAGTCGGAGACACACCGAACAGCGAAGAAGAAGAATATATGAAAGAAGCCGCTGAACTGTTAAGTTTATACAGCGAAACCCTCTGGGAAAAGAAGAAAATGAACCAAAAGTTGCGGCAAGTGTTGTTAGATGCCGCGATTTCAGGCGATGCCGCCGCTTATTCGTTCTGGAATGCTTCGATTTCAGGAATTATTGACGAAGGCGACATTGATTTAGAACTACCTGACAATGTGAACGTGTTTTTCGGCAATCCAAGTAGTAGCGATGTTGAAAAACAACCGTATATTTTGATTACTTCTCGGGAAATGGTCGGGAAATTAAGAGAAGAAGCAAAAGCGAACGGAATGAGTGACGATCAAATTCGTCTCATTACAGCGGACAATGAAACGTTCTATCAATCGGGTGACCGTTCCAAGATTGAATTAGAAGAAAAGGATACTTTAGTCGGAAAAACAATTTCGATCTTAAAACTCTGGAAAAAAGATGGCCAAGTGATGGCGAAAAAAATCACGAAATATTGCGTGATTAAAGAAGAATGGGACACTTTACTCACTCGCTACCCCCTCGCTTGGATGAATTGGGATGTAAGAAAAAATTCGTATCACGGTCAAGCGATTGGTACGGGGCTGACCCCAAATCAGATCTTTATTAACAAAATGTTTGCCATGACGATGATGAGTTTGATGCAACATGCGTTCCCAAAAGCGATTTATAACAAAAATTTTATTTCCGGCTGGAATAATCAAATTGGCGGTGCGATTGGTATTGATGGAGACCTTAACGCGCCCATCGGAAACTATGCGCAATACCTTGCACCCGGTCAAATTAGCGGTCAAGTGTTTCAAGTGATTGAAACCGCCATTCAGTACACCAAAGATATGCTCGGAGCAAGCGATGCCGCATTAGGTGACGTGAAACCGGAAAATACATCCGCGATTATCGCCGTACAACAAGCCTCTGCGGTGCCGCTTGAGAATGTAAAAATGAATTTATATCAATTTGTGGAAGATATTGGTTATATCTGGCTTGATTTTATGGCGAATTACTACGGAAAACGCACGATTGACGTTGAAGTGATGGGAAAACGAGCGATCAAAGAGTTTGATTTTGAAAAATTACGAGGAATGAAGTTTCGGATCAAAATTGATGTCGGACCTTCCTCCTATTGGAGTCAAATTACATCTTTGCAAACGCTAGATAACCTCTTGCAATCGGAAAAAATTAGCTTTTTACAGTATTTAGAACGACTTCCAAGCGGAATAATCCAAGGGAAACAAGACCTGATCGAAAACGTTAAATCGCAAGACACCAAACAAAAGTTTATTTATGAACAAATGGCCAGATTCCTAGAACAATTGCCGCCACCTGTGCAACAAAGCATCTCTTCTCTTCCACCTGAAGAGCAAGAAGCCAAACTCATGGAGCTGATGATGATGCCCCCACAGGAATTACCGATGATGTTAAATAGCATGATGCCAGCGGCGAACAACGCGCCACAAGGCGGCACTCAGTTTACCGCGCCACAAGGCGGCACTCAGTTTACCGCGCCACAAGGCGGCACTCAGGGGGTGATGAGATGAAAAAGAAGCCAATGAAACCCGTGAAAGGTCCAAAGATTAAGTATTAAGATTTAAAAAATACCGGGCGTAATGTTGTGGTCGCCGCATAACAAGGAGAGAGTCGAATGAGTGAAACAGAAGTTGTAAGTGAAACGGTCGTACAAGATCCGGTCGACGCGGGTCAAGAGTCACAAACAACGAATGAAACGAGTGAAAGTCCTGCGGTCGAAAATAAGGCGGTCGACGCGCCTGTCGGAGAAGCCATTAAGAAAGAAGTAGAACGACGAATTACTAAGGAAAAAGAAAAAATTGCCCAAGAAGCGAGAGATTCCTACATTCGCGATCAAGGCTTTACTTGGAATGGCAAGCCCATCAACACAGAAAAAGAGTATCGCGAAGCGTTAAAAGAACAGGAGCTGTATGAACAATATCGGCAGCAGTCTTATCCCGATGAAGTCATTCCTGAACTCGTTGAAGCGCGAAAAATGAAAGAAGAGCAACAAAACCGTTCACAAGTCCAGATGGATTACCAGACTTTTTTAGAAGCGTATCCGAATATCGAAGGAAAAGATATTCCGGATGAAGTCTGGAAACAAGTCGAACAAGGCGCAAAACTTATTGATGCGTATATGCGCCATGAAAACAAAGAATTAAAGAAAAAGTTAGATGAATTAACTCAAAAAGAGTCAAAAGAACAAAAAAATCTCGAAAATCGACGACTCTCAACAGGAAGTGTGACAGGTAATTCCGATGGCAATTCATCGTCTTATTACACTCCTGAACAAGTCGAACGGATGAGTCAATCCGAGATTAGTCGCAATTGGAAAGACATTATGGATTCACAAAAACGCTGGTATAAACGATAAAGGAGTGTTCAAAGATGGCAACAACTAAAAACTTTGTTCCTGCGATATGGAGCACCAAAATTTTGCGTACGCTTGAAGATAATCTTGTGGCTAAAAAAGTTTGTTTTACCGATCATCAAGGCGAAATTCGTAAAGCGGGCGACACCATTTACTTCAATGGACTTTCTGACCCTACCATTAACACCTATTCGGGTTCAGTGACGTATGAAACGCTTCAAGACTCGCAACTCGCTTTACTCATCGACCAACAAAAGTATTTCGCATTTAAGGTCGATGAC